TAATAAGGAATGCCTTTGATGTCGGTAGGTTCCCACAAACTCAATCGAACATCAATCACGTGAGCATCAAGTGCATCGCCAATCTGATGCACAATGTCACTCTTGCCAATGCCTGGAGGCCCCCAAATGAATACTGGACGCTTCTTAGTGATAGCATGTGAAATACGTGACTTGGCTTTGTTTGGGGAAAGTGTTCGTGCAGTATCCATTTAGTATCTCCTGGTAGGGTTAAAATGCGCTGCGCTCTGTTACGCAACATAATAATAGTATAGCAGGTGTGCAGGAAAGGTCAAGGGTTTTTTTGAGAATTTTTTTCTAATATTTGATTTACAAGCTCAGTTTCTATGTCCCATTGCAAGTCTTCTAGCATTATGTCTAGCTTCTCAAAATTTTCTTTGGCTTGTTTAATTTGTTTGCCTAATTCTCGTTTAAGGTCAGATTCGGACATGTTTTTATATGTCTCTATAGCAGTTTTGAAGGTAGATGGGCTATCAGAAAGTTCGGCCAGTATGTCCTGTAATTCTTTATCAGTCATATCTACCCATTGCCTTTGTTAATCCATATTTTTGTAAATCACCGCTAAAAAGATGTAGCTCCATAGATTTCTTTTCGTCTGTAACGAAAATACTATTTTGCTCTAAAAAGTAAGGACAAGTTATAAATTGATCAAGGAAAATAATAGTTTGTGTAGTCAACTTTAGCTTTCTAGGCAAAGGTATTTCATAAAATCGTAAATCTATTTGATTTTTTAAAAAATCAAATCCCTCTTCAGTTAGACGCATGCCTCCTTCGTTTTTTTCTCTTGTGTTCTGCCACCATTTTTGAGTGTAAAGTTTTAATGTTGGAGGAGATATAGCAATATCTGCTTGTTTTAAAAAAATTTTTGTATATAGTGTTTTTGACATTAAAAATTTTCTATTTTTATTACAGTAAAATTATCAGTTTCAAACATACTGTTTAATTTTTTAGCAAGATTATAAGCATGTCCAGGATTGGTAAAACTGGTTTTTTTATATTTTGGACCCGGAGTATTTAAAATGCTATGTATACTACGTAAATTAAATGGAGCATTTTTATATGCAACAATCCATATTGCTTCGGCTTTTAAAATTTGTTCAACTTTATATGTCTTTTTGTTAGAATGTTCTAATATAACATTGGGTTTGGGTCTGCTCATAAAATATTAGTCCTTAATTTTATTTATTTATTACCAACCCTTTCCGCCGTCCATAGTAATTTTAATAATTTCTTCGTTATTGTCTAATTTTTTTGAAACATATAAGTCTTCTAATTTGCCAGTTAATCTGGTCATGACCAAGCCTAAAGTGTATGTTAAAGTTTTTGCTTCTTTAATATTTAATCTTACTTCTTTATCGTTTTGTAATTCTGCATTTTGTACACGTTTTATAAATGAGCTTATACAAGATGTGTTAATTAATTCATTTTCCATTTTTTCTCCTTAAGGCATTTTTCATTTCTATTTTATTTTTAAAAGGACCTTCGTATGGATATTTTTCAAGTGTTACTAGTTTAGGACAAAAACTTTTCAACCATCCTTTTTCAAAACCGATTATGTAATAACCTGCACAGAAGTAACTTTTCGAACTTTCTCCTTTAGTAAATAGTGGCAATTTCTTAGCAACATCGTATATAGAATTTACAGGTACTACTCTAGTCGGAAAACCGTGTACTTCTTTAATAGAACTTTCTACAATCTCTAGCTTATCCCAAATAATTTGCTTTCCAAGATTAGATTCTATAAACTTTTGATCGTCAAAAAATTGTACACCTGTTTTGTCGCTTAGTAAAAATTTGTTATCGGCAATTGATAAAGTTGCAACTTTTTCGCCATTATCCTCTAAAATCCAAAACTTACCATTAATGATTTCTTTTGCATGCACTGTCATTGTGTGTCTCCGTTATAGCTTGAGTTAATAATTTTTGCATATGTATCGGCTTGCTCAGATAGTCTATTTAATTCATGTTTTGCACAGAATTTCATAAATTTGATTCCTACTTGACCTACAGATTTACTAGGTGTACCTAGTATTTTGTCACTTATTATTTTTTTAATTTCTTTGGGTTGGGCTGTAAGATCACATAGCATCACATTCCTGTTGTAGTCATCTAGTACACGATGCTCATTACCTTCGTGATCAACCCAGCGTTGTAGCATAAGATTATTCCAATTAAATCCTTTTGATTTCTTATCATCAAATGCTTCAAGCAATCCTACTTTATTTTTCGTACCTTTCTTACGGACGCCTGGATATGCACTAAAAACATTGTCGCTAGTATCTCCTCTCATGCATTTTTCAAATAGTAGCCACTCAGGATCGGGTGCAGGTTTTGGTTTGCCTGTTTTGCGATCTTTTACAGGATTACCTTTTTCTGTTAAGTATCCGTCTATTGTTGTAGTTTGATTTGTTACACCATTGTACTGTTTTACATTAGGTGCAATTAGTTGTGCAAAGTCTCCGTCAGTTGAAATAATAACGTGTTGGTCATTAGGATGGTGCTGTATCCAACCTGCAATAAGATCATCTGCTTCTAGCTGCGGATCGTGTAATACAGTACAATTAGTTTTTTCTATGACAAAATTTTTTAATTGATCAAATGTTTCCCAAAATGCTTTGTCTTCTTTTGCTTCACGTTCAGTAAGTGCATCACGAGATTCTTGTCTGTTACGCTTGTAAGGAGCGTAAAAATCTTTACGCCAGCTACGACCTTCTAAACAAAATACTACATGATCGCCGTTAAAATCCTGCCAAGCCTTTTTAACAGAACTTAATGTGACATGTAGCGCCATGCCTGTTTTCGTTTCAATGTCGCCACGTACAACATGGCGAGCACGGAAAAATGTGTTTGCACTATCAACTAAAATATAAGTAGTCATATATTGGTTAAATGTTTGTATGAAGTGTTAAAAGAAATAACTTGTCTGATATCTTTAGTTGTTTCTAATTCTGTCTCGTGTTCAAGCCAGCTCGGAAAGATATATAAAATAAATTTTTTTGCAGGCAAACTTACAGTATAGCTATTATGGCAGTTTTCATCATAAAATAAATCAAACTGTCTATATGGCTTTAATGGAGAGTTTAAAATTAAAGGTGACGACAAATCTGATGATTGAATATATAATGCACCACTTACGACACTACCTTCGTGTTTATGCAACTTGGTTTTGCAACCTTTAGAAAGGAAACTTGTCCAACATCTAGTTATGAATAAAGGTTGCAATGCAATAGTTTTACAATACTCTTCTACACATCGATCTAGTATATGCTTTAAAAAAATATATTTTTTGATAGCAAGTAAGTTTTGGATAGAATCATATGTAGTTGACCCATTTGGTATTAGATAATGTGACATAGATTTTTCTTGCAAATCGTGTAACATTTTTATTTCATTTTCAGCGAAATAATTTTGTAAGTCAAACTCCATTACACTTGTTGGAAATAATGAATGAACACAATAATTGATACTCATAAGTTAATATAACCTATTCCTCTATTTTTGTCAACCCCTTGTTCGCTTAATATTTGTGTAGCAATGGTTCTAAACCATTGATCGACAATTTCTTCATTTGTTTCACCTGTGTAACCTGCATCAAGTAGTTCTTCGATAAATTGATTATTCCAGTCTAATTCGAAGAATCCGTTGCGAATATTGTCTGGATTGACTTGTGTGTCAAGAACTGCAACCCATGCTTTGCCTTTTTTTGTAGCAATTTCTTTTTCTTTTGCAAGAATTGATCTACGCTCTTCTTCAGGAGAAAAGTTAACTTGCTGTTTCTTTTTAAACCAGTTCAACATTATGTACCCCAACTGTTACCAAATAAATCTACCTGCAGCCTGGGACTATACCTCCAGCCTTTTTCAAGTGCTAGTTCAGCTACATTTACCTTATTAGCTCCATATTCTTCTTTACAACCTCCAACAGGCATTACATATACAGGAACATGTACGTTTCCAACTATATATTCATCTACCGCACGTTTTACATCTTCAATGTCAATGTCATCTGCTACTACAAATTTTAAATACA